GTCAAGCAAGTCTTTATTTAGCTCGCCCATTGTTTTGATTAGTCCAGCCAGAACTTCATATGACCTAGGATGTTGTGACTGATCAGCGATTGCAGATAGTTCATCAATTGCGCCGTGTCCTTTTTCAATCAGATCATACATGTTCTGTCGAACGTATTTTGAATCTGTATCGATCTCGTTTTTCGACTGTAAGCTCGGCCTATAAGTTGTAGGTAGTGGCTTTTTGTCATCATCGATATCAATTGGATTCAAATCTAAAATATCATTCACTTGTTTCTCTTTCATGTTATTCCCCATTTACTAATGGACCGCTCTTCGTTATTTGTCCAGGAGCAACACCAATCTTTGAAACTGGTGTCACATTTCCAACAGCATCGTCAATGTCAGTGAACAATGATGCATCATACAATTGCGTGTTTGCCAGTTTAATAACTTCAGATTTCTTATTGGGTCCAAAGAAGAAGCCTTTCATTGTAAAGTCTACAGTCCAGATCAATGCTCTTCTCTCTTCAAATGATCCTTCATAAACATCGTCTTGTGCTACGCTACCTAATACAAGAGGCACATCAAGAGTGATGTCTGGATCAGCGACAAGTTGAACTGTTGTTGTCCATTCTGGTGTAAAGTACGGCAGAATCTGCTCGATTATTTTAGTGCCGTCTGTCGTGTTCTTTACAAATATTGAAAGTGAAAACTGAATATCGTAAGGCACTGGATTATATTGATACTTCATCTTATCTTGATCAGTTGGAATTGGCGTTCTTACGAATTTATTAATCGTAGAAAGTTTTCTCTCAGGTGCATAGTTAAATCCAGTGATCTCAAATCCCATTCGAGGTAGAACAGTCGCAAATGGCTGTGTCATTGGATCGTCAGCATTCAGACCGTTAATTCTAGCCAGAAATTTTTCTCTAGGACCATATGACAGAGGCACTTTAAATGATTGCTTAACTGCGCCGTTCTCATCTTCTCTATTCACCCATATATTATTAAACAATGTGCCGAATAATATCACATATTTTCGAAGTGTTCCGTGATAAAAAGTTTGACCGAACATTAGATATTACCCTCACTGAATGGATCGATCTCAGTAAAATCGATAAATGAATCTTGAGCATCATATTGATCATTATCAGCGAATGGGTCGTTGCTCATATCATATGACTGTGAAATATTATTTGCTCTGCCTGTATCTGGATTAATTATAATATCACCATTTGCATATGTGTCTGCATTGTTACCGATTGCTACGTTTGTTGAATAGAGTTCTTCAAGTTCATCAATCTGAGGTACACCAGTGTTCAAATCTTCGTTGCTGTACTCGAAGATTTCACAGCGCAAATCGTAGGTCTGTAATGATCCCATCTGATAGAAGATAGCTTCATGCTCAACAAATTTGATCACATAAACTTTCTGTGTGAGTGGGAAGTAAATCAGATCACCTTCTCTCGGTCGAGTGTTGACTTCTTCAGCGCCGATTGTGTTGTTATATACCCTCTGCGAAAGTGTGAACGTAATTTCATCTCGAATCTGTATATTGAATCTCGATAGGAAGTCACCTTCGCCTTCGAAGCCCTCGACATTCTTGATATACATCTCAATCAAATATGCTGTATTATAAGAAGAGAGGGCATCTTCATTGAAAACTTCATCTTTCGCTTCAATCTTTCTAGGACAATAATACAGGTCATGGCCGTATATGCGAATTGATTCGATAATCAAATTTTCTACTAGAGTCTGCTCTGCATAACTCTCAAAATTATTGAAAAAAACATTAGTTGTCACTTGACATCCTCTCTTTGTTTAGATATAATATCATTAACCGATCATATCCATTACAGGAAGACTATAGTTAGTGATCATCTCTTCTTCTAAACGCTTGATCTCTGTATCGGCATCATCGTACAACTTGTTGCCGTTAAATGTAATTCCACCTGGAAGTTGCATTCCTTCGAACTTAGATAAGTTTGATCCCCATTGACGTTTGATCAATTGTGATGTATAATGTTGTAACCAACGGTCAGCCCATACATCTGTGTACGTGTTTGGATCAACGACTTCATATGCTTCAACAAGGAGATACTCGCCTACTTGGAAGTGCTGTTTAGTTTTGTCAATGTGTAGTCTGTTTCTGTGTCGATTGTATCGTATAGGAGTTTTGCCTACAAGAATTTCTTGAACTAAACCTAGATGCTGAAGTGTCATAGTGAAGTTGATTAGTCCAACATTAGTGAGTGTGTAAAGATCGTTCAATGCAATTTGGTATCGGATGTTAAAAAGATCGCCTGCAGATGTTGCTGGATCACCTAGTTCGAAAACACGAACTACGCCCATGATGTTTTCAGGCAAGTCTATATATTGATTAGAGATATTATCATTTGTTAATTGATGCTTATAGTAAATTTTTTCTGTACCGTCAAAATGATAATCCCAGTAGAAACGAAGTGCTTGATCGATCCGATCTTCGACTTGATCATCGTCAACGTTGATTTCAATCACTGGTTTGCCTAACGCTCTGAGGCAATATTCTTTAAATTCTGAGCGAGTTGATGGCACTGCCATTTTTGTACTCCATTGTAGATGTTATAAAGTTATTTATAAAATGAGGTTATTATGCTTACAGTTGCTATCGTAGATACCCTTGGTCTCTGTTATGACGGCTCAACACTTACAAAACGCGGTCTCGGTGGTTCTGAGTCTGCCGTCATTCTTATGTCTAGAGAGTTGTCAAAACTCGGATTTGACACATATGTGTTCAATGACTGTACAAGTGACGATGCTTCGCCAGGTATTTATGATAATGTAAAATATGAGCCTCTTTCAAACATTGAGAATTATAAACGCTTCGATGTATTTATAGCATCCAGATCAGTAGTATCTTTTGCGCCGAATGAAATCAAAGAAAGATTTAAATGGTCAAGTGAACTGCCAAACCTTGAGAGAGTCGCGTTAGCATCTAGGCACAGAGTACTTTGGATGCATGATACATTCTGCGATGGTGATGATCTTATTGAAGACTTCGTGTTGCAAGGAAGAATTCATGAGATATTCACGCTGTCTGATTGGCACACATCATATGTAACGAACTGTGATCACGGTAAACGTAGAAACTATGAGATACTGAAACGACATGTATTTCAGACGCGCAATGGTATCCAATTGTATCACGACTTCGTAGATGTGTCAAAGAAAGATCCAAATCTTTTTGTATATAATGCTTCAGTTACAAAGGGTATGATTCCTCTCGTAGAGAAAGTATGGCCTCTCGTGAAAGAAAAATTACCAGACGCTCGTTTGAAAGTCATCGGTGGTTATTATCGCTTTCGAACATCGCATGGACCAGATGAGCAAGAATTGAGATGGCGTGAGATGGTTGATGATCCTACTCATGCTTTCAATGATATCGAGTTCACTGGTATTATTTCTCAGAAAGAAATTGCAGACATATTAGCGGAATCATCTTTCATGATATATCCATCTGCGTTTCCAGAGACGTTTGGCATCTCTACGCTTGAGTCGCTTGCATATAATACACCACTGATTACATGTAAGTTCGGCGCTCTCGAAGAGACTGCAATTGATCTTGCTTGTTATAAGATACCGTATCCTGTAGAGAAGAACTGGTCACTGCCGTGGCTGAATGAAGATGAGCAGTGTCGAATCTTTGCAGACGCGGTAATCAAAGCATATAATACACCTTATCTCCATCAACAAAAAATGTATGCGTGTAATCAAGTTAAAGATATTTGCACATGGGATACTGTGGCACTGCAATGGAAACAGCATTTCTACAAACTATTAGGCGAGTTCTTACCGATCGAAGAATATCATCGAGTAACAGATATTAATAATCGAGTGCATAAAGTATTCGGTCGTAGATACCATAACTACGAAGAATCATCAGTAAGAAAGCAAACAGAAAAGTCAATTGTAATCATCACGACAGTGTATAACGCAGAGAACTATATTGACAAATGTATTCGTTCTGTTGCCGCACAAGATTATGACAATTATCGAATGATTATTATTAATGATGCATCAACTGATCGAACTGCCGAGGTGATTGAAAATACAATCGCTGAAACTGGACTCGAAAACGGTGAAGAAAGAGATGACATTCGCAGAATTTTTGAGGTCATTACTCGTGATCAAAATATGGGAGCAGTCTGTAATCAAATTTCAACGATCAAATCTAGATGTTATTCGGATGATATTGTAATGATTCTGGATGGCGATGATTGGCTAGTCAATAATCCAAACATCTTCAATATGTATAATAATATGTATCATGAAGGCGCTGAATATACTTATGGAAGTTGTTGGTCACTCGTTGATAATATACCTCTGATTGCACAGCCTTATCCACCAGAAGTAAAAGCAAATAAATCATATCGTGATCACAAGTTTAACTGGAACTTTCCCTATCCTCATCTGAGAACGTTTGTTGGTCGTCTTGCATTAAACTTAGATGAATCACTGTTTAAAGACGCATACGGCGAGTGGTATCGTGCAGGTGGAGACGTTGCGACATTCTACAACATAATAGAGCAGGCTGATCCAGATAAGATTGTTTGCGTGTCAGATATTGTGTACATGTATAATGATACTAATCCTATTAACGATTATAAGGTGAATGGCGATCAGCAGACTGATACTGCTAACTTTATTTTAAAAAAAAGTGAAAAGACTATGAAGAAGATTTTGATTGCTATACCGACAGCAAAGTATATTGAACCAGAAACAATGAAATCTATCTATGATCTTGAGGTGCCAGAAGGATACGAGACTGAGTTTCAATTCTTCTATGGATACAACATCGATCAAGTTCGTAATCTAATTGCACACTGGGTAGTGAATGGCTATGATTATCTTTTCTCGGTAGACAGCGATATTATTTTTGAAACAGATACGCTGAAGAAAATGCTGGCACATGATGTCGATTATGTCTCTGGCATTTATCGACAGAGACTACCGACACAGACATTGGAAGTATATGATCTCAGTCAGAAAAACATACCAATTGAAAATATTCCAGATAAGTCACTGATTGAAATAGGCGGCAGTGGTTTTGGTTGTGTTTTAGTTAAGAGAGAAGTATTTCTGAGCGTGGGCTATCCTTACTTTGTATATCACAGCGCATTGAATCATGCTGATACATTCAGTGAAGATATGGACTTCTGTAAAAAGGCGAGAGAAAAAGGCCACAAACTACACTGTGATACTACTATAATCTGTGGCCACAAAGGAACGTCAGTGTATGAGGTTACCAGAAATTAGAGAATCTAGGTGGCTCAACTTGTTGCATTCTGCTTCTCAATTTATGAATAGAATTTTTTCGAGTTCTTTGAATGTGTCTTATTAAGTTAGACCTTAGATTGTTATTGCTTATATTCTGAACATAAGGTCTAAGCAAATCGAAATCGTAAGCAAGTAACTCATTCAGTTTGAGTTCTTTTTTATACAATAGTCTGACGTAATTCACCACGGATGCATCTTTGCTATCTATACCATACTTCAAACAATTATAAGGATTCATTGTTGTAGTGAATAGTATATCTGTTGTGAAGTTCATTTTTCTAGGCATATATCCTAACGTGATTTTAGAAAGAACACCTTTGTTTTTAGTGGGATAAAAATCAAACTTTTTGTAATTAATAATGAATAATGATAGATCAATTCTACCCGCTATGTCATAATCTATCTGTTCATAGTCAGAATGATATCTGTTATTCTTAGAAAAAACTGCTTCTCTGCTCACTACCATTGGATATTTTTCTATCTCGACGGGAATGTCATCAGATTTTATATTTAAGACAATTCCTTCAGATACAGCAAGAACAGGCTTTTTTATTTTTTTAGAATAATTGAAAGCATAGAATAGTGTTTTGTTTTTCGCAATAACATTGATAACATGATAGTTCCAGTCTGGCATATTTTTTTTAATTGAAGACACGGTCATGTCAACCAAGCCATCTCCATAATTGAATATTAGAATATCAATCATTGACTAGAGATTCCATTTGTACTTTAGTTGTCGCGACATGTGGGTAATCCATATAATACTCAAAATACTCATTGATTTCCACTGCAATGTCGCTGAACTTAGAAAGCATACCGCTTGCTTTAGATGAGAATAATTTTTTCAATCTTGTTTCATACGTGTCGTTTTCACCGTAGTGTCCAAACTCTTTTACGATGATATTATCATATAAATGAGTGTACGTATAAACTCGATCTTCAACCTCTTTATCAAAAAGAAATACAGATTTTCCTTTCAGCGCGGATATCAAACCCATCTCTGAGTTTTTGCCGACCGCTACTACTTTAGCTTTTTCCATCACTTCATGTCCAGAGAACTTACTTGAAATTACTCTGTCTCTACCGTACCGCTTTGTGACTTTCGTTTCTAATACTTCTGGTGTCAGAGGATGAAATTTAATCATCGCATTGTTTTCTTCAACGAATTTATCTACCTTGTCAAGATCAACAATGTCATCATAGATATTATTTCCTGGAAGAAATACTACCGCGTCTAGATTGGTGTCATCAAATTTTCTTCTTATTTTTCTCAAAGAATATTTGTCAACGTTATGTTCTAGAAGGTGATTGTATATTTTAATTCCTCTGTCATTTATTTCTGTGTTCTGAATGACATGATCGATTAGTTCGGAACTGTGTCTCGCAGAAGCGCATCTCAACATAATAAACGTTGAAAGAACGTCAGTGTAAGTATAACCATGAACTTTAGGATAGTCTCTCATATCATACCATACATCGTATTCGACATTTGTTTGATATGGACCATTTTTAGGTATTTGAGATACGATATCTTTCAATTGCTGAGAGATATCGCATTGGGGAATATTACCAGATTTGAAAAAGTGAGACGATGCTACGCCGAAATTATCGTCAAGTGACATTTTACTCAGAGTCATTATCTACCTCACCATTTTCCAATTGTGTAATTTTATCAGTCAATTCTTCAATTTTGTATTCGAGCGTTTCAATAATATCTTCAAGTTCTTCACATCTTTCGGCGCTTTCTTTAAAATGCTCTACGCAAATATCTAGTACACTTTCAAGTCTTCTTTCAAGCGAATCAAAATCTTTTTTATTGACGAAAGTTTCTAGTCTTTCTAATATATCCATGATCTACTCCATTATAAAATTAGATACTTTTATTTATCAAAGCTCCCATTCATTAGTTGTAGTATTATATGTCTGTTGCTTATCAGTGTCTATCACGGTATCAAAGATAGTGTTTGTAATTCTAGAAGTATCGACACCAGTTACTGTTTCGGTGGCTCTACTTGTTCCTCTAGAAGTCAGCGTATCATTTGTAATAGCAGTATTTCTTGATGTTAAGAATGCTGTATTTCTTGATGTGCCTCTGGACGTAAGTGTATTTCTTGATGTGCCTCTGGACGTAAGTGTATCTTTAGAGGTTGTCATGATTGTTTGTGCAAACGTTTGAAACACAGTATTAAAGGTTGTAGTTCTAGATACTGTTGTCTGTGTCGGATTAGTCGTGTTGTAAATTGTATTTGTTGCAACAAAAAATGCAGTATTAAAAACAGTCAAATTCGTGACATTTGTATTTTCTTGGAACGTAGTGTTATTAGACTTTGTTGTCTGAGTAGTTTTATTTGTGTTGAACGTAGTAGTTGTATCTGCTAGATATGACGTATTAAATACCGTGCTTGTTGTAACAACCGTTTGCTCTTGGAATGTTGTATTTCTGGATGTCAGCGTATTAAACGAGGTATTAAAGGCAGTTGACGTATTAAATGTGGTTGTTTTGGACGTCTGCGTATTAAATGCAGTATTAAATGCAGTCGTTGTATTAAACGTGGTCGTTTTGGACGTCTGTGTATTGAATGCAGTTGATCTAGAAGTTGCTGTGTCTCTTGATGTTCCTCTAGAAGTTAACGTGGCGAATGTCGTGGTATACGCAGTCGTTGTATTGAACGTAGTTGTTTTTGACGTTTGAGTATTAAATGCAGTTGATCTAGACGTTGCCGTATTTTTGGTAGTGTTCTTACTTGTCAAAGTATTGAACGATGTCACAAACGTAGTTGTTGTTTGAAATGCAGTTGATCTAGACGTTGCCGTATCGGTTTGTTTGCTCGTATTAAACGTAGTATTATATTGTGTTGCGAACGTAGTCACTGTATTAAACGTGGTCGTTCTAGACGTTGCCGTATCTTTATTAGTACTCTTAGTTGTATTTGCCTGAAAAGAAGTAGTAGTATTGTACGATGTTAACGTCAATGTTAAGATAGTAGTAAGATCCGAGAATGTTGTGGTTATTGTTTCGTCGGTTTGCTTACTTGTGTTTTTACTATAGTTTGTCTGCTTACTTGTATTTCTCGACTTAGCAGTCAAGAAGGTAGTGTTAAAGGTTGTTGCAGTGTTGTAAGTAGTTGTAGTATTTTTTGACACAGGCACAAGAGTGTTTTTCTGTGTTTGAAAAACTGTTGATGTCTGCGTACTTTTAACTGTATTCTGCGATTTTGCGGTCAGGAACGTAGTACTAACCTGTTTCTGTGTTTCAAACACCGTTTGATACTGTGTTACGTAAGTGGTATCAATTTGTCCATAGTCGTAGAAAGTTTGCTTGGTTGTCACGAAAGTAGTCGATGTATTTTTACTTGTTTGCCTAAATGTGTTTTTAAGTCCAATTATTGTATTGTAAGTAGTCAATGTATTTCTAGAAGTATTGTAGTTGGTATCTTTCTGTGCGCCTACATTCGTTTGCTTCGTTGTTGATCTCGAAGTAGCTCTAGTTGTATTCGCGGCCTTCAATGTCTGTTTACTAGTGTTCGCTTGAAAATTCGTGATATAGGTCGTTTGAGTAGCAGTCTGTCTGCTCGTATTTTTAAGCGTTTGTCTTGTAGACTGATATGAAGTCAACGTTGATCTAGATTCAGTCGTATTTTTACTAGTTGATCGGGAGGTGTTCGCTTGAAAATTGGTTATGTAAGTAGTGGATACCTGATATACAGTTACAAAAGTAGTACTTGTTTGATATGTTGTATTTCTACTCGTAATCTCACTAAATGTAGTTGACGTATTTGTCTGTTTGCTTGTTCCTGTTTCACGCGACTTCGCAGTTAGGTACGTAGTATTAAACGTAGTCAACGTATTAAACGTGGTCGTTCTAGACGTTGCTGTATCTTTAGTCGTATTATAATTAGTCAGCTTTGACGTATTGAATGTTGTTGTCGTCTGAGTATTAAACGTGGTTGTCCTGCTTGTATCAGTCGATTTAGTAGTATTCTTACTCGTTAAAGTATTGAACGATGTCACAAACGTAGTCAACGTATTAAACGTGGTTGTTCTGGACGTTAACGTATCAAACGTGGTTGTTTTACTTGTGGCAGTGTCTCTTGATGTACCTCTAGAAGTCAGAGTATTGAATGAGGTATTAAAGGCAGTTGACGTATTAAATGTGGTTGTTCTGGACGTCAAAGTATCAAACGTGGTTGTTTTACTTGTGGCAGTGTCTCTTGATGTACCTCTAGAAGTGAGAGTATCAAAAGTTGTTGTTCTGCTTGTGGCAGTGTCTCTTGATGTTCCTCTAGAAGTGAGAGTATTAAATGATGTTACAATTGTAGTATCAGCAATTATATCAAATACTGTTGTTCTATTAGTAGATTTTGTTTTTGTTGTCTGTGTTGCTTTGCTTGTATTGAACACAGTACTTGTGTCTGCAAGATAAGTTGTAAGAATCGTTGTCTCACCCACACCGACAACTGTAGTATTTCTGCTAGTCGAAGAAATATATGTTGTTTGTGTTTGTCTATTAGTGTTGAATACAGTATTCGTATTTGATTGATAGACAGTACTTCTTGATGTACTTTGAGTGAAGTTTGTGTTTTCTTGGAAATTAGTATCAAATACCGTTGTTGTATTGAAGGCAGTAACAAAAGAAGTTAATGTGTTGAACGCCGTATTAAATGCTGTTACAATAGTAGTGTCAAACGAAGTTAAGAATACAGTGGTCGTTTGCGTGTTGAACGAAGTTATAAATGCAGTTGTTGTTTCAAATACCGATCCAGTTTGAAACGTAGTTGTTGTGTCAATATTAGTTGAATAAGAAGTAATAACGGTAGTATCTCTTCTCTTGCCGTGCATGTTAGAAAGACTGATAGGACCACTAGGTATTCCTGCAAGCGCACGAACGTAACTTCTACCAAGACTGATCTCGGCAGTGGCTGAAGTACCAATCTCGATATTAATATCAGAGAGTGATATTGGATTTCCTGAAGTAGGTAATGCCATGTTAGAAAAATACTCCGTGAGTTATTCTTTTATTTATTGTTTTTTAAATCGTCAATTTCTTTTTGCAATAATTTAATTGCCTCGATCAGGTAACCTGTTAAGTTACCGTATGCCACGGATTTATATTCGCCGTCAGACTTGACAAGCTCAGGTGCGATCTTTTCTAATTCTTGTGCAATTACACCACTACTCTGCTTGCCATCTTTGATAAACGAAGCGCCTCGCATTTCTAACACTTTTCTACCGTCAAGTGTCTGTATCTCACTCTTCAATCTTTCGTCAGAGAAACCAGTGATATCACCCGATACAGTTAGATCGCCAGTTGATGGATTAAAATAGAAGTTAGTAGTGGAAACTTTTGCTGTTACTGGTGAGCCACTGGCAGAAACAAACACTGGATAATGACTTGCGTTTGTTGCTGTATCATCAGATGCGTTAATAGTATCATTTGGTCCAGCAGAGCCTGTATAGCCTTGACTGCCTGTAAAGCCTTGACTGCCTGTAAAGCCTTGTGGACCACGCGAACCCGTGTAACCGATAACACCTTGATCACCTTTAGACCCAGTAAATCCTATAATGCCTTGATCGCCTTGCGAACCTGTGTAACCTATGAGTCCTTGTGATCCTGTAAATCCTATTGATCCAGTAAAACCAGTATCGCCTCTTGAACCTGTATAACCTCTTGAGCCAGAGAATCCTATGTCACCTTGATCACCTTTAGACCCAGTAAATCCTATAACGCCTTGATCGCCTTTACTGCCAGTAAATCCTGTTTCACCTTGAATGCCTTGGCTTCCTGTAAAGCCAACATCACCTTGATCACCTTTCGAGCCAGTAAATCCGACTGAGCCTGAGAAGCCAGTATCGCCTCTGCTACCAGTGAAACCTATGTCACCTTTATCACCAGTTCTAGCGAATGTAATGATAACATCTTCGCCGTTAGTAAATGCAGAAGCACTGCCTGAAACGAACGAACAGTTAACAACAAAATATCCTGTAGGTTCTGATATTGAAGAGATTGTAAATAGTGCAAAGTCGTCAGCATTTAGACGATTACTTACTCTAAAGTGTCCTTTGATGGTGCTTGTACTATCATCAATTGTTCTCAAGAATGTTTGTATATCAGTAGCATTATCATCAGTATCATCGATATACAATGCAGTTGCACTAGACAGTGTGCCATTATTAAACTTCAAAGTCCCTGTGCCAGGATCAGAGTTTAGTGTTGATGAACTGAACGTGTAATCGAAAGTGGCACCACCGAAGTTGCCATCAGGACCTTGAATACCTTGATCGCCTTTACTACCAGTGAAGCCCGTATCACCTTTACTACCAGTGAAGCCCGTATCACCTTTACTACCAGTGAAACCAGTCGCGCCATCTGATCCAGAAGAGCCAGTGTCGCCTTTACTACCAGTGAAGCCTCTTGAGCCAGTGAATCCAGTATCGCCACGGCTGCCTGTAAAACCACGGCTACCTGTAAAACCTATGTCACCTTGATCGCCCTGTGATCCTGTGAAACCAATATTGCCTTGATCACCTTTAGACCCTGTGAATCCAGTATCACCTTGAATGCCTTGTTCGCCCTGTGAGCCAGTGAATCCAGCAGAGCCAGTGAATCCTATAACACCTTGATCACCTTTAGACCCAGTGAATCCTATAACACCTTGATCACCTTTAGACCCAGTGAAACCTGTTTCGCCTTGATCACCTTGATCACCTTTAGAGCCAGTAAAACCAGTTGCGCCGTCTGATCCAGCAGAGCCTGTAAAACCTATAACACCTTGATCACCCTGTGATCCTGTAAAACCAATAACACCCTGGTCACCTTGCGAACCTGTGAAGCCTGTTGTTCCTTGATCACCTTGACTTCCTGTGAAGCCGATAGGACCTTGCACAGTAGAAGCAGACCCAGTGAAACCAGTATCACCTTGACTTCCTGTGAAGCCGATCGATCCTGTGAAACCTACGTCACCTTGACTTCCTGTAAAGCCAGTATCACCTTGAATGCCTTGACTTCCAGTAAAACCAGTATCACCTTGATCGCCTTTACTGCCTGTGAAACCTACGTCACCCTGACTTCCTGTAAAACCTGTTGGACCTGCGACTGTTGATGCAGAGCCAGTGAATCCAGTGTCGCCCTTATCACCAGTTCTAGCGAAAGATATAACAATATCTTCACTTGCTGAAAAAGACGTAGCTGATCCAGAAACGTAAGCACAGTTGACGACAAAATAACCAGAAGGCTCTGAGATGCTACTAATAGTGAATAGTGCAAAGTCATCTGGATTTGCTTTGTTTGCTACTCTGAAGTGACCTTTGATGCCGCTGTTGCTGTCATCAATCGTTCGTAGAAATGGTTGTATATCAGTTGAAGCATCATCCGCGTCATCGATATACATTGCTGTAGCACTTGAAAGAGTTGCATTATTAAACTTTAGATTGCCAACGCCTGGATCTGAGTTTGTAGTATTTGTATTGAAAGTATAATCGAAAGTAGCACCGCCGAAGTTACCGTCAGCACCTTTAGAGCCTGTGAAGCCAGATGAGCCTGTAAAACCTATGTCGCCTTGTGATCCAGTAAATCCTGAGACATAAGAGTTGTTTACCCATGACGTTCCGTTCCAAACAAACGTTTTACCGTTTGCACTGTACGTGTCATTAATTGACGGGTTTGATGGAAAGTCTAAGGCTGCCATTTGTACTCTCTATAATTATTATACAATTAGTATTTATTGAAACTCTAACTCGTTATCTTTCCTCTGATACCTTTAGAACTATCAAATTCAAGATAGACACCGTGTTGTCCATCTGAGATCGCGGCTTCTGTATATCCTACGATTAATAGTTTATCGCCTATTGCATTCACTGAAGTACCGAAATCGTTTGCGCCTGTTCCAATCTGGAATCGTTTCCAAGTTCCATCTGACGGATCAAGGATACCTAAGAATATATCAAGAAGACCAGTCGTGACTGCATTGTCTGCGAAGAAACCAGCAGTTTGACCTACGATTGCAATTCGACCATCTGGTAGAAGCGCACTATGATTACCGTTCTGAGAAACGAATTCAGTTGATTCAGAACCAGTCTGATATGCTGTTCCCCATACATCTGTTACATAGTTAAATTCAACTACACCGATATCTTGTCCGCCTTGGTTCGTAAATCCAGAGAATGCACCAGATGTAGTGAATGCTACTGCAAGTTTATTATTTCCTATATCATGAACACCAATACCGACATCATTAAAACCTGTACCAGTCTGATAGTAATCTGTCGTGTGTGTTGTCATATCATGAATAGCAAGGAAGATATCATAACCACCTAGATTCGTATGTGTAGGATCTCCAAGATCACCTGTTGATCTTCCTACAAATGCAATTTGACCATCTGCAAGTTCTGTGAGTGCATATACTTCTTCGTCTGAAGTTGATCCATTTTGAAAGTACATAAACATTCCAGTCGTTGGATTAATATGAAGTAATAAGTAATCATATACGCCAGATGCTCCAGTATGCAATCTTCCTATATCTCCAGAAGTCACGCCGACAGGAACAATCATACCGCCGCTGTGTTCAATGATATCGTAGCCAAATACGTTTCCATCGTCAGCACTTCCATCACCAACTGTTGCTACTTGATAGAAAGTAAAGATTTCGTTGGTGAAGGCGTAATCAACACCAGATGCCAACTGTTGCTTGTATTCATCGGAGTTTATATACATCTGAACATCATCTAGGTCAATTGATGCGGCCCAAAATTGGAATGTCCCGTTAGGACCAAATGAGCCATCGTATTCCTCAATTGTTGTGAAGATTTCAGAGGTTGCTGTTGTGCTTGTAGCAGTCAGACTACCAGTAGAGTCAGCAGGCGCACTGATAGATGATATAGTTGCTGAATTTAGAGATTCAGTTAGTGTGCTTGCTTCATACCACATTGCGGCACCTGGGTTACCGTTGATATGATAGTTGCCTGTGCCAAACTCTTGCTTCCATGATCTGAATAACATGCCATCAGAAGAACCGTACGAGTGACTGCTCTTGAATCCAACCGATACAATATTATCTTGTGTAGCATCATCAACTACACCATAAAGCATTTCTCTGCCCATGAATGAAATTGTATTCTGCCATTGCAGTGCGCCAGTCGAATCATATTGTACAATCAGGCCATTCTCAGCGCCCATCATTCCTCTGCCATCAGCAGTCGTTTCACCGACAACATGAATTCTTCGATTTGTTCCAGTGACCATATTCCAGTTTGGATTCGCATAGTTTTCACAAACAACTGCATGAAGTTTACAGGTGTCTAATGTTCTAGCCCAAGATTGTCCTACGTTATATACGAAAGAACCTAACGTCTCGTCTACTTGAACACTTAAAACGAAACCATCAGTCTCCTCTTCGCCGACAATCACATAATCAGCACCGTTACCTGATCCATCTGGATCATTTAAAAGACCAATATCATTCGCAGAACCGTTTGCGGATGCAGAGAAACCACCCAACCATTGAATCATTCTATTTGATGTACTGCCGATTTCTCCCATGCCATAACGAATCTTATTTGCTCCGTTGTCGCCTGCAAACAAGAATCTACCTTTTGTATCACCAGATACATCAGGTCGTAGTCTATTTACATTTAAATTTGCGCTAACATTGACTTCGTTGACACTACCATCGAGATCAATTGAGGTGAATAGTGTTGATGTGCCGCTCTTAATTGAAAGCACAACATATTCAGTATCACCGTCTAGAGTAACAACACATCCAGTTGCATCTTCTGAATTTGATGTGCCGTATGCATTACCCCATGTTAATGTGCCATCGGGAGCAAACTTCAATAGTATAGCATCTGTGCTTCCTTGGCCAATGTTTACTGTCGAACCACAGACGTAGATATTATCATTACTGTCAATTGCAATTTGATTTGCAATATCACTACCAGTTGATCCGCTATCAAATTTTCTTTGCCATACTTCTTCGAACTTATCATCGAATTTGTAAACAATGAAGAAACCTGTGTCATGTATACCGATAGCGTAGTAATTATTATTAGAATCGCGAACAACGTCTTTTAAATAAATTCCGTTCGAACCATCACGACAGTTTCTCAAGAAACCATGTACTTTAATATCTCTTTTTGTGACCAGTTCTGATTTTGTATAGCCAGACAGCCATATTTTACCGTCAGATGCTTGAGTGATACCTGTCACATAGTCTTGACCTAGACCACCATATACAAAATGTTGTCTTCTTTCTGGATTATCAGCATCTAAGAAAGTAATGAATATGTTTTCAGCGGCAGTGTTAGCAATAGGAAGATCCTCTACTGTGCCAACTAAACACTTTCTGCCGTCTTGTAGAATTGTCGAGTCATAGTAATATTCCTCGCCGCCAATCGTAAGTTCTTCAACACGCATAAACTGAGGACTACCGACATCATATTCTAGAATTCTTTTATCAGTTGCGATGCCAGCAGGTTCTGTTGTGTTATATCGAGTAAGTACTCCATTATCAATATCATATTCAATGTAACCAGCAGTTAATTCGCCTTTTAATTGAAATGTATGATTTGTCGAATCATAATCAAGATGTTCATAACCACCAAACGCATCATCGAGTTTGAAAGAATAAACACCAGCGCCTTCATATGTCGGACTTGCGCCTGCAGAAGTTCCACTCAGAAGAGTATAAAATTTTGTTGAACCTGAGTCGTATCTAAATCCGTGTACACGAACTTTATTTGATGTTGAGTTTGAAAAAACTGTGCCTTGGTCTGTCCATGTAGTACCATCATATACTTCACCGCTCACACCGCCTCTTGTAGAGTCTGAGTATAAGAAATAAATTTTTGAACCTACTGTTACTGCTTGACAGTCAGGAAAAACAGATAGACCAGATGCAATTGTTTCTGTTACAATATCACCTGGATCTGGTGGATCAGCACTTGGAAATTCCCATATCTGAAGATCGTAGAGAGAAGAATTACTTTCATTCTTCACTACCACAGGAATATAAAATTTAAATCCTAGTACATCGCCGCAACTCGCTCGAACAGGCCAGTTCTGTTGATCGCCTGAAGTATCATTGAAAACAAATACTGGATCGGCGAGATTATATGTTCCTATCGTTGATTGCGATGTAAAAGAAAGCGATGCATCACTATATGTTCTTGCATACACATCCCAAAGAGAAGTGTTTGATGCGTTCTGTGCTAAGTAAAATGCATGATACTTATCAGATGTTCCTCTGATAATACCACCTGTCATATAGTTTCTTGCGCCGACAGACGGAAGTGTAACATCATTGTGTGAGTTGTGCGCGCCACCAATCGATGGTGTATGAATTCTTGCTAATCTGCTTTGATATGCTGTACCAGCAGAAGAAACACGAGTACTAATCTGATAAC